GTCCTAATGGATAAGGACGTGTTTCATTTTAATTTATTCTGTCGAGAAAGTAAATAGCGATTAGCGCGGCTTCAGCTATGCCGTTATCGACTTTTCTTGACCAGTGTTTTCCGCCGAATATTTCGGTAGCTAAATTTTGGGATTTGTTTTTATCGCTGTCGAGTTTGAAGTGTTGTTTCCATATGCGGGGTTCTACCCAATGGACATTGGATAATCCAAGGGATGCGATGGCAATGGCCTCTGCGGCTCCTGCAGCTCTGCCGAAGGAGAAAGCTGACGTGACGCCCTGTGCTGGCATTGAGTGAACTCTTTCGATGATGACCTGCGATTGTTGGCTGGTGAACATTTCCTGATCTGCGAAGAATTTCATTAACTCAAATGCGTGGACGATTTTTTTCTTTTGTTTTTTACCGTTGTAGAAATCGGTTACCGGCATACGTTTGGCTCCGATGATTTGCCTTTCGGAATTGAGAGCTATAATGCCCCCTGTGATACCTGGGTCTATAGCGTATATTATTTGGGTCATTTTATCCTCTATTTTAAGCTAAATTTAAGGCCAAAAAACTGGCCCTCTGCCAAGGCCACCCCCTTATAGGGGGGGTGGCAGTGTGGCCTTCCCGTGGCCTTTTAAATAGGCCAAAAGGCCACATTACTCATAACCTATTGTTTTCATTAAGTAAGTTTCGGGTCCAGTGTGGCCCTCAGTATGGCCTGAGCCTAAAACGAGTATGGCCTTTGGCCCTTTTGAGTGATCTTTTAAAAACCGCTTAACTGTAGTCTCTGAGATGCCTGATTTTTCGACTATATTTTGGACCGTTTGGGGCAGCTTTTCCTTCTCTAAAACGGAGAGGATTTCGCGTTGATTATCGGATAGTTTTTGCCTTCTGCCAGCGAAGATTGTTTCATCTTCCGTAACGGTGCATGATGTTTCTATTTCGCCTGTTACGGGGTTAGTGACTTCTATTGAGGCGAGGCGGAAATGCATTGTGAATGCTTCCTGGGTATCTTTTTGTTTAGAATTGATAAATGATAAATGTTCGGTGCCTTCGATGCGTTTGATGGTGAATTCGGTATCGAGTGCGGCTTTTAATGCGGAAGAACCGCGCCCGCCTCGGTCGGTATCTTTGCCTGTATGGTGGATAATAATGACGGTGGCCGAGTATCTTTCTTGTAGCTTGCCGCAGTTTGATATGAATAGGCTCATATCCTTGGCGCTGTTTTCTTCTCCTCCGGCGAAAGATCGGGCGAGAGTGTCGATAATGATTATATCTGGTTGGGCTTCATCGAGGGTGGCTATGAGGTCTGGCACGTCGGTGGCGGGGTCTACTAGGTTGACGGTTGATGGCAAAAGCCAGAAGTCTCGTTTATCGCTATCTACCTTGAATTTGGTATCGAATGCGTTAATGCGTGACGCTATACCGGCAGCGCCTTCGGCGGCGATATAGACGCAAGATGAAGGCTTGACGGTTTTGGAGTGCCATTTTAGGCCGTGTACGGCATTTAGAGCGATGTCCAGGGCGACGAAAGACTTACCCGACCCGGAAGGTCCGATGATGGAAGCAAGGCTATTTTCGACGATGAAGCCATCTATGATAAATTTGGGAGGTGGTGTGTTTTTAATTTCTCCGGCTTTTTTAAGTATGAAGCGTTTGGTTTGAATAATATTTTTAATCTGTTCATGGGTGCAATCCGCCGCATCGCCCTTTTCCGGCATATCGTGGGGGATTTTAAGCGTTCTTACAGCGCATCCGAGCATTTCTAGGTGGGGTAAGAGGGTGTTCTGCCATTTCAGTCCCGTGGGGTCGTTATCTCGCCATAATAAGCAGCTTTTNCCGATAATGTGGCTAAAGTCTGTTTTATCTAGCTTGGAGTTGCCGCCGCTCATTAGGGTGGTGGCGGTATAGCCTAGAGCGTTAAGGTGGTCGGCGGCTTTTTCGCCTTCGGCGAATATAATGTGATCGTTATCGATGTTGTCTATAATGCCGGGAATATTATAGAGGGGTTTAGGAGTGGGCTGTTGGGCTTTGCCTGCTACGGCGTCCCAAACTCGGAAAGTCTTTTTACCATCCGCGAGGTTATATCGTTTGACTGTGGCGATGATTTTATCTTCGGCGTCTTTATAGTGGTATTCGAAATCTGGTGAGCCGAGTTGTTCCGGCGGTTTGGATTTATGGTTTTTTCTGACGGCTTGTTTTGGAGAGGTTTTTAATGCGCCGTCTTTGAGGCCGAGCCACTTTTTGATTTCGGTTACGGCATCTCCGAATGATAAGCCGTCGCATTGTTGCCATAGTTGGATGGCGTTGCCTCTATCGTCGGTGTTGTGGTCTATCCATTGACCGGCGTCGGGACCGTCTAGAGATATTGAGAGGCTTTCGCCTGGTTCGCCGTTGAGGGAGCCGATGCGGGCTTGGCCTCTGTTGATCCTGGCGTGGGGAAAAAGGTATAAAACGTAATTTCGGAATTGCTTTAGAATTGCCTCCTCTATTTCTTCGATAGTGTATTGATGTTTTTGTGTTGGCTTGGTTTGTAGCGGAGCATCGTTGAAGTCAAGCATCATTTATCTTCCCCTCGTACGGCGTCTATCATGGCTTGCCAGTGCATCAAGGCGGCTTTGGCTTGGGGCGTGTAATTGCGCCAATAGTTCTTAACCCGTGTCTCTGCGTCGTATTCTAATTCTAATATACAAATAGCCTGCGCCACTTTCTCTATCATGTCAGTCATTTATTTGCCTCCTGTTTTTGTTGGATAAAAACTGGAGCGGCCCCCAAGGGTTGCACTTGGCTTGTGACGGTTGGAACCGCCTTGTCTAATGGACGGGCCGCATTATCTGGTTTTGGATATGGTAATTCTTTCCAATCCATTTTTCTTAAAATTGTAGGTAGTTTCTGGCGTAATGGTCTAATATAAAGGTTCTTGGGTTTAGCATATACTGGCTCCCAGTTTGGTTTTAACCTTTTAATATGATCTAAAGCCCTAGAACCGAAACGAGAATAGCAAGTTCTACCGTGTATATATTCGCCATTATCATCTGTAAATCCTATGTTTTCTCCGTCCTTTGACGAATATACATAAGAAAAGCCACTAGCTTGATATATACCGCCGTGGTGGTTTTGGTTTGTGTCGGCATAGCTTAATATAAATGGGTGGTTGGTATTCGCCTTTAGCCACTTAACCGACCATGAAATAAAACCAGATAGCGGCTTGTCTAATTCGTTAGTTCTAGCCATGCGTAATAGTTCAATAGCATCTTGCGGCCAGTTCCTATTTACTGGGTAACCGTATATAATAACCGCTAAAGGTTCGCCAGTGTCACCAAACAACCCACCACTTTTACGCCAAGCAAAACAATGTGATATACTGGACGGCATACGTTTTGAATAATGAAAGTCACGAATTAGCGGCCAACACTCATCCGGCGTTGCGCCGGTCATTACACAATCAACCATCTTTCTGTCCCTCCAATATCTCCGTAAACGCATCGCCTATGACAGAAAGAATATTGTCCAGGCTTGATGCGTCTTTTTGTTTGAATGANNCTGACCCCAACGGCTCTGGCGTATTGATCGAAATCAATATGGCAAAATAGAGCGCCTTTTAAACCGGATTTTTCCCGTGGTATTTTCTGGGTTATCGTATGAAGGCGATTAGTCATTCCAGCATCTTTCTTGAAAATCGCACCATTTGCATTCGAAGTGGTCTTTTGATTTAGCGTTGCGCGGTAGCTGCTCTTGAGCTTCGGTGGCTTGGATTATCTTTACAGCGCGGTCGCTCATTTCTTGGGCTAAAGGAGCGTTAAATGGAACAAGCTCGAAATGTAATTCTTGGGTATCGGTATTTCTAACGGTGAAAACGGCGGGATTATCGGTTAAGTCGAGATAGGCCTGATATAAAGCTACTTGAGCAGCATAAACCCGATTAGCGATGGCTAACTGTTCTTTCTTATGTTTATTAAAAGATTTATTGCCTGTCGCTTTATGTTCCCATAGCGCCGGATATTTTAAGAAGTCCGGGCCGCTGGTGAATACGCCATCAACGTGTCCAGCGAATTTACCGTCTAATGTTGAGAAACCGAATTGCGAACCGTCTGGCTTAATAGTTTTTAGTTCGAATCCTGCGGCTTGGATTAGCTCGGCGGTGTCGTCTTCGAAATAGTGACCAGCGCCGAACTTG